TACTCAAGAAAGTAAAGTCACTGTACTCCGCAACTATGAGGCCCGCAGGTATCAGTGATGACGCAGGTAGTTTCGGTTGTAAGTTCTGTTCAATGAAAGATGTTTGTGTTAAAGAAGCTGAGCCGCTCAGGAATTGCCGCACTTGTGTTATGGCTCGTCCTGACCCTGATGGCAAATGGCTTTGTCAATTACATTATCACAATTTAGATGCTGACGCACAACGTGCAGGATGTGAGGAGTACATTGCATTATGATTACAATAGGAATTGACCCAGGATTGGGCGGAGCCATCGCTTTCTTAAAGAATGGTAAGTATCACGCCCTAGAAGATATGCCGATCGTACTTAAAGGTTCAGGTGTAGTTAAGAATGAAGTAAACCCGACTGCCTTGAAATCTTTCTTACGAGAGCATGTACCTGTTGAAGAATATCCGTTTGTTGCACTAGAGCGAGTAAACGCAATGCCAGGACAAGGTGTATCATCAGTATTTAGTTTAGGTGACAGCTTTGGCACTGCAAGAGCATGTGTTGCCGCCTGTCATTATGAGATGCTTTACGTAGCTCCTCGTACTTGGAAGAAACACTTCAACTTAACCTCTGATAAAGAGATGTGTAGAGCCGCTGCTATTAAAATGTTTCCTGAAGCTGAACTTCATTTAAAGAAACATGTTGATAGAGCTGAGGCTTTATTGATGGCCCGATGGATGTTTGAACAAAAATATTAGGGGAAAAATAATGTCAAATAAAAAGATGATAGAAGTAGATGAAGATTACTTCAAGTCTATTGAAAGAGATAGCTACATGTTACAGTACCTCGATGCTTGTGGTGCTCCATTACTACCAGTATGGGATGAAGCTAAGGCCATGTTTGATAAAGAACATGAAGAAGAACTTGACGGCTATGATGATGCCAAGGATGTTGGTTATGACTATTGAGACTATTGAAATACCAATAGAAGAATACAAAGAGCTATTAGCTATAGCTATTATTTACAAAGAGCAAGGTCTACCTCCTTTAGGAGAAGACACGCGCCCCAAGGACTGGGTTAAGCTGGGTCTTAGCCCAAGCACTGTGGTTGAAGATCTTGATCTAAGAGGCTTCAATAAAGACCATTGGTTTAAAGGAACTAAGCATGAGTGAGAAACATCATTACAAGGTTAATTACTTTTCTGAAACTGATGCAACTACGATACTCAAGCGTAACCAGAGACATGAAAAAGAAAGAGGTCGTAAGATACTAAAAGCTCGTGCTGGGATAGTAGATCATTTAGAAGCCAAAGCACTCGGCATGACTGTAGAAGACTACCGTAAGTGGTTAGGCATAAATGTTTAGCTTGCCTTCTTTAATGTTTTACCGTATAGTATAATTCATAACGTATAACTGGAGTAATTAATGCAACTTAGACCATATCAAGAAGCCGCTGTTCAATCAGGAATGGCCGCTATATCTACTGGACATAACCCTGTCCTACAATTAGCTACAGGTACAGGTAAATCAGTTATTATAGCTGAAATGGCCTGTTATTTTAGACATCAGGGTAAGAATGTCTGGATACTTACCCATGTTCAACAATTAGTCAAACAAAATGCACAAACTTATAAAGAATGGTCAGGTAGTGAACCTGCTATTGTTTGTGCAGGGTTAAATCGTAAAGACACTGACGGCTTGGTTACCTATGGTACTATTCAAAGCATGAAAGGCGTTTTAGCTGAGATGGAAGACCCTGATATAATTATTATTGATGAAGCCCACAGAGTTCCACATAATGCTGGTGAACCTTCCTTGTATGGCGGTATTTTAACGCAGTTTAGCAATGCCCAGCGTATTGCCATGACCGCGACACCTTGGCGCATGGATAATGGTATCATTTATGGTAAAGGTGAGGAATTCTTCTTTGATAAGATAGCTTACAATTATAATGTAACACGAGCCGTAGAAGATGGCTGGCTTTGCCCGTTAGCAGGTGTTGAGACAGCGATACAGTTGAATGTGGATGACATTACAGTTAATGGCGACTTCGTTCAATCAGAAGTAACTGAGGCGATGACGTGGGACTGGATAAGGTCAGTATGTGATTCAGTAAATGAGTTAGCTTCCAAGCGTAACTACATTGCCGTATATTGCCCGACTATTAAAGCCGCTCAGTTCACAGCTAAGGCTATGGAAGTTACTGGAAGGAAAGTAGGTCTCCTGACTGGTGACATGAACCAAGCCGAAAGGGACCACGTGTATAATAGTTTAGCTGATGGCTCTATTTCAGTTATATGTTCAGTAGATATGATTACTACTGGTTTTGATTTCCCTGCTCTTGATTGCATCGTCTGTTTACGACCGACGTTATCCTCTTCTTTATGGGTGCAGATTCAAGGCAGGGGAACCCGATTACACCCTAGCAAGAAGAACTGTTTGATCCTTGATTACGCAGGTAACCTAATACGCTTGGGTGGTGTTGATATGTACGACACCTTCTATAAAGAGAATGGTGAAGAAGTTGAAGCAGTCCCGCAGCAGCCATATGAAAAGAAGCCTAGGACACTGTATCCTGGCTTAACCACATTGAATCCTATTGATCCAATGACAGGTGATGTGGCTCACGATAATACAATAATAAACGTAACCCAGATTCATAAGATCAATGCGGTCGCGTTAAATACTCGCAGAGGTAAGTACCCCATGCTGATGGTCCAATATACGTGTAGCACTGCTGAGAATGCTCGCATTAATGCTTCCATGTTTATCAATACAGAAGAGCCCAAGGAAAAAGACTTAGCCTTCTTTGAAAAACGAAGGATGGCGATTCGTCTACCCAATGATGCTAAGAAAGTATCGTATCAAATCAAAGACTCCACATACCCGACATCCATCAAGGTGAAAAAGAATGGTAAGTATTGGAATGTGGTTGGTGAGATCTTTGGGGAGGTAGCTTAGATGAAAGAACCTAAACACATTTGGGCGGTAGACACCCAAGGACCTTCAACACTAGATTATGCGTTAGCTTATGCCAATATGGGTTGGGCTGTCTTACCTGTGTGGTCTGTTGATGGTGAAGGTAATTGTCGTTGTGGTAGGCCTAACAGTGAGAAAGGTCATAAGGCAGGTAAGCATCCTCAAGCAGACTTAGCTCCACACGGACACCAGAACGCAACACTCGATGAATCGGTTATCAAGGAGTGGTGGTCTACTGACCCTGATGCGGGTATCGGCATTAGTCTAGCTGCCTCAGGTTTAATTGCGCTAGACATTGACCCGCAGAATGGCGGACAGGAGTCTCTAACCAAGATAGAAGCAGAACATGGAGTATTACACTCCAATTGTGTAGCTAAGACTCAAGGAGGCGGAGAGCACCGTATCTTTAACGCAGACGAGGACATGTCTTATCCAGGTACTCTTGATAAAGGCTTAGACCTCAAACATCACGGGTATATTTGTGTGGCTCCTACTCTTGGAGTAAGTGGTGACTATAGTTGGGAGTCAGGACGTTCACCACTCAGTAAGTCTAACCCTGCGAGTCCTTCTACTTTACCTAAGTTGATTAGTTCTAAGGCTAGAGCACACGCCTCATATTCCTTGGTTGAGAATGGCGGTGTGCCTATAGCTACTGCTCAAACTTTCGATGATTTACGTTCTGCTTTGGTTCATGTAGACCCCGATGAATACATCACGTGGGTTAACGTGGGTACAATGCTCAAGCCGTATGGTGAGAATGGTTACCGTGTGTGGACTGAATGGGCTTCACGCTCTGATAAGTTTGATGCTGCTGAGCAACGTAGGAAGTGGGAGCGCGACATTGATCAGCCTCACTCTATCACTTACCGCAGTATATTCAAGATGGCCATTGATGCAGGTTGGGTAGGTAACTATGATTTCACGTCAGATGCTGAGCCTATTCCAGCAGGTGAGCATCCGCTATCCTTGAACAAAGCTGAACATTCTGGGGCTGATACAGTCACGATGTTCGAGTATATATTTGACAACTTTATGTCTACTGGTGTTAATGTGGTTGCTGGGGCTCCAGGAGTCGGCAAGACGACTTTGATTGTTCCCATGGCGTTAGCTACGGCTCACTTATGTCCTCCTACGTTTGAGCTGAAGCCTCAAGTAAGACGCAACGTGATCATCATCACTGAGTCTGTTGTGCAGGTACAGCGCGTGATATACTCCATGTGTCAGTGGGGAATGACTGGAGCTTCTCCGCAGGACTTTAATGAACGGGTTAAGGTTATTCAGTCTCAAAGACTTGATCCTAAAGTTGTAGCGCAAGTAGCTGAGGAATACCGAGACTGGGTTGTTGACAATGACAAAGCTGACGGCTCAGTATATAAAGCCTTACCGCTGGTGGTCTTTGATACGGCTAACGCGGTCTTTGACCTAGAGAACGAGAACGATAATGCTCAGGTGGGCAGGGTGATGGCTTACATTAAGCAGGCTTTCTTAGCCTTCCCTGTTATTATTGTCAGCCATACGGCTAAGGT